GTTTGTTACAACAGCTTTGTTTCTCATACTTTGTAATATCTCTGGTAATCTTTCTCTTCTTCTATTTATAATAGAGTTATCCATAATACCTGTAAGAGATACACCTAATAATCTTTCTTCTTCTGTATTAGTTTGCCATCTCTTTCTTAGATAACCAAAGTCTGTAAGTGTAGCTTGTATTGTTCCTAATATAGTGGCAACTTCTATCTTATCATGTAGTGTGGCCTCAGTATCCATAGGTCTTACAACTACCTCTGTAAGATTACAAAACTGATTAGGTCTTAATATAATTTCACTACAAGGATTAGTACCAAAATCATAATCACCATTACGTCTACCATTTTCTCTAGCTTTTTCTTGTGCTGAAACTCTGTTGAATATACCTCTTTCACCAGACTTACTTTCATATAAGGCCAACCACTCCTTCATAAAAATACCTGCATCCGGTTTTTCAGTATAAACAACAGAGTTATTTGCCAGTGCTCTTTCAGGGTTTGTGTCCCACCATGCACCGGATTTGGCAACTCTTAATCTTTGGTCCGAGAGATTACTCAAAGATATTAGAGCTGACCTACGTACACCACCAACAACCACTACTTCACCAGTCTTGCACGCAATATCGTGACACTCCATAGTATTTAATTTTCTACCTCTAGCACCTTTAAACTTTTCAATAACAAAATCAAAAAGATTAACTAAAGGCTGTGGGCCACTTGCTCTACCACCAAATGTTTTTAATCTTTCTCCTGCTGGTCTTACTTTGCTAACATTTATCTTCGGTATTCTACAAGTATAAAGATAAGATATTAAATCTTTAAATCCTCTGGCCCAACCTTCTTTTGAGTCTGCAACAGAAACAACATCATCTGTCTTCTCAAACTCCCTGTCTGGAATAGTAGGCAACTTATCTACATACTGTCTTTCAACAGAAAAACCTACACCTGTGCCATTCATTAATATATAAAGTATTTCATCAAATGCTTTTGGATTATCAATAGGAATATAAGAACAATTATAACCGGCAATATTTTCTCTCTCTAATGCTGTGCCGGCAGTCATCAATGCTCTCATAGAAGGCATAACAGAAAGACCAATAATATAATCCTCTATCTTTCTCCATGTCTCACTGTCTATTTCTACACCTAAATTTTTCTTTAAATGTATCTGCATAAAATTACTTAACCTGGATACTGTTTCTATCCATGTCTCTCTTCTTCCCTCTTCAGGCAACCATCTAGAATATCTAGACAGATGTATAAAACTTTGATATTCGGTTGGTAAATAGTTATTCATCCTTGTACTCCATTTCTAAAATCATTTCTGCGTAGTGTATTACTTTCTCTATGTCTTTTCTTCCTTCTCCTTTTCTTCTATGTCTTGTAACATATTTTATTATATTACCTTCAAGAAAAGTTAAATCATTGCCTACAATATATTCAACTGGTTGTATCTTACAATCTTTGTAATGACTACCACCCACTTGTTTTAGTGTAGCCTTTAATGCTTGTTTCTTTAAATCTGTTTTTACAAAACCTTTGTCTTTTATAGTTTCTTTAATGGCTTCATCCATCATACCCATGTTTGCTTGCTCCTCATAATTTATCATATCTTGATATAGTTTATCAAAATGTTGTTCATATGTCAAATCTTTTTTTGTTTTCATCTTCGCCTCTTAAAACATTTCTTATTCTTTTTCTTAAAAAATCTTTATTACTTGCATTCATAACCTTGTACGCAAATGACCTAGCTTTATTTGGCTGCACCCCTGCCATTTGACAAACTGAATGAAAGTTCTTACACGTTACTCCAACACTTGTAAAAAACCAAGACTCTGCTCTAGATTTATTTACTTTATCTTGTGGAGTAATAACATTCTTTGATACATCTAGTAATGCCTGAAGTATTACAGACAAAAATAGTTTTCTTTCAGAGCTCTGTGGTTCTGAATAAAAAATATTTTCTATCTGTATTATATCAGGTTCGTCTTTCATTAAACTTCTTCTACTTTAATTATATCTTTACACCTTAATATTCTAACTTTTTTACCTCCTTGCATCTTCCAACCTTTTTTTAAATGAAAGAGTTGTGCCCAGTCATATTTATTACTATCCATTGCCCATCTAGCTAAATTAGGAACAATTATGTAACTACCATCTTCAAAAGTTAATTTATGAGGGCCAAGTGCACTAGAGCTTTTTTCTCCTAAAAATTTTTGTCTAAGTTTTTCTTGTACTTCCTTGTTTCCATGATTATTTTCAAGCATTTTTTTTCTAAAATCTTTTTGTGCCCATCTTTCTTTCGCTAATTTACTTTTTCTATTTTGTACTTTTTTATTATCGTAATTAGATTTACGCATCATTTTATTATATTCTGGGTCATTATAATCTGCAGCAAAATCACCACCAATATTAATATTGTAGTACCTACCCCAACATTTTTCTTTTCTATTTAATAAAAGTTTAGTTTCTAATTCATACATGTCCTCATCTATACCCCAAGCAATAATTCTTCTTCTTACTCCTTTTGGTACGCTATGACTTTTAAATTGTTGCCACTTCCTAGAGGAATGAGTATAACCATCATCAGGTGTTCCTTTATGTTTACCTAAATAAAACATTTTACTTCTTGAGTCATACCAAAGATAAACGAAAGATTCTTTGTTCACTTAACTTCCTCTACATTCGGCTCTTTCTCAATGTGTGTGAGATATCTTTGCCCAGTTGAATACTTAAAAACACGAAGTCCTTTACCATCATTAGCATCACTCCAACAATCATGCTTATAATTGCAATAAACACAACCAGTATCGAGCCTATAGTTACCAGACTTTCCATCAGGAATTGCTTGATAACATTTGTCTGGTGGTACATCTGACTTAACAACTTTTTTAATCTTTCGTATTCTATCTTTTGCATTTATCATCTCCAATGAATGTACTCTTGTATAACATAGTTCACCTGTAGATTTATTGATAACTAAAAAGCCGGCCTCTTCTACACCATTTCCTTCAGCGTATGCAGATATCTGTGGTATGTAACCAAATGGGTCATCTCTTAACAAGTTATTATTTTTAAACTTATTATAACCTCTACCAGAAGCACTCTTACAATCTACTAAAACTCCATCAATAAAACAATCTTGATGCCCTTTTACTCCTTCTACTACAACTTGTTTTTGTTGTTGTGTTACCTTATGGCCAGATATTGAGGCCATCATAATTAATAGCTCTTCTAATATGTAGCCATAAAGAAATTTAATTCTAGTGCTAGGTGCTAAAGGTTTATTATGTGGCTTTTTAAAATCATACCACAACTGTCTATCAGGTCTACCTATTGTTGATAATCGTAACCTAGGTTTATCTTGCGGCATTTGTTTTAAGAAATCTTTTACATGTATCTTAACAGTTTTAGCGAATGTGTCTATACATTTATCTACTTCTTTTTCAGTAAGTGCCTCATTCTTTTTTTCGAATAAATTATATATGTCTTCTACTAATGTATCTATTTTTTTCATAGTGTTTCGTGAGAGCTCTGCGTGTGTAAGACAAAGCTCTCACTATTCCTTATTAAGAGGCAAAAGGAATTTTTTCATCACCTGATTTATCAGATGAATAACCATCAGGGACAACATCAAAGTCATCCTCTTTATTGTAAGGTATGAGCTCAATAACCTGAACTTTTTTAAGGTCTGCTGACCTACCTGTTCCAAAAGTATTCTTCCAAGTATAAGGCTGATATAAAACATTTACTTTAGAACCATTTGCAACTAAGTCAGTCATAGGTTTTTTTTGTGCATCAACTACTTCAGGTTTTTCATTATCCACTGTAATCTTTGGGCCATTAGGCTCATCTGGATTTTCAAGAACTTTCTTTGTAGTTTTCCTTTCAATAGTAACAAAGTCACCTTTCTCGTCACCTTTATTTTTAACAGTTAAACCATCTTTTTCTGCGATAGCTTTGTTTTCAGCATCAAGGTTACCCACATTTATACTCCATCTGTGAGGTTCAAACTTTGTGTTAGGGCTTTGTATGCTAGCCCAATAAGCAGTTCCACTAATTACACTCATGCGTGTATTCTCCTTTTTTGGTTAATAAAATTATATTATATCACAGTTTATTATTTATTGTCAACACTTTTTTTAATTATAGTTTGAGAAAAAAGATTCTGTATATTTATTAAATACATTTTAGATGCATTGTGGTCTCCACCGGATACACTCCTAACTTGATTAGCATTAATAGATGCATTAATAATTTTTTTTAACATCTTAGTTTCAAATACTAATGTGCCAAACACTTCATCTCCTACACATAAATTATGAAACCAGTAATCTGAATCAGTAGCATTGATACCACTAGGTTTACCATAGCTTTCATATTCTATAGCTATGTTACCTGTCTGTAACCACATACCTCTTTCAGATTTTACTTCTATCTTTTTATCTTGTAGCATATTGGCCACAATCTTTTCTCTTACTTGACCATACTGTAAATCTAAATCAAACTTCTTTCTGTCTTCTGTCTTTGGCTCTAATGAGTTTCTGCCCATGTTGTACCTACCTTGTAATCGTTATCTAAAGGACATCTTAATTTTAATAAGTTCTCCGTTTCTTTTATAGCTATCTTTGTAATACTACAAAACTCTCCCACATCTTTGTTAGCCACTTCAAACTGGTATTCATCATGCACAGAAGCCACAAGTTTTACATCTAACTTTTTATTATATACTCTGTGAATAATACGTAGTAACCAATGCTTACAAATAATAGCACCAGCTCCTTGTAGTAAAGTGTTTAATGCTGAATGTGGGCTGCGAACTTTTAAGTATCTACCATCAATAGCTTTTATCCTTCCTTTAAAGCCAGCATTTTCTACCTGACTTCGTAGTCTTTTTAGTGAAGGTAAGTTAGACAAGAATCTATTAATTAAAATGTTACCTTGTTGCTTTCCAGCTCCTACTATCTTACCTATCTTTTCTGCACCAGCACCATAAAGAAAAGCATAGATAAATGTTTTTGCTTGGTCTCTATCTTTTATACCGGCCAACTCCATATTCTTTGTATGTATGTCTCCATTCAATATCTCATCTGTATAATTTGTATCGTTAAGATAATGTGCAAGACAACGTAACTCCAAACCACTAGCATCAGTTCCTACTAATTTATATTTAGTAGTGTCTGATACAGTCCAGAGACTTCTGCATTCTTTTCCATATGGTGAATATGTGGCCGGAACTTGTGCCATGTTTGGTGAGTTATGTGCCATGCGACCTGTAATAGTACGAAGTGTCATAACCCTACCATGTACTTTATTACTGTCATCACATGCCTCTATCCAGGATTCTACCATTACTGCTCTCTTCTGCAATAAAAAATATTTAGCAAATCTTTCTGCAGTTAGTTTCAACTCCGGCTCTTTGATTGTTTTCAAAACAGTTTCATTGACTATTATATTTTCTTTATCAGTAAACTGTTTAGGTTTCCAACCTCTCTTCATCAGCCTATCTGCTATCTGCTGACGAGAACCTATGTTGAATGGTATCTCCTTTGTCTTCGTCTTCATCTCCACAATCGTAGGTTCAAACTCCTCCAACGACCATTGTTCTAAATCATAGATATCATCTTTTAATCTTGCTAATAATTCTTGTGCTTTCTGTATATTAAAAGCAAAACCATTCTTTTCTTGTTGGTCTACAATTAATCTGATATCATGCTCCAAGTCTATAGATTCCTTTGAGAAACCTTTGCTTTCTTTTAACAACTCTTTGTAAACAGCGTGTGTAATCTCTACGTCTTGTTTACAATAGTCTAGCATAGCTTGATTATATTTTGAAAAGTTTACTCCTTCACCACCTTTTAGCATGTTTAGTTTTTCTCCCCATGCTTTCAGGCTATGACCTTTTTCTCTAATAGGATTAAACAATTGAGATAATATTAATGTATCTATAATTTTACTTGGTGATATCTCTGCATCTAATAATCTATTTAGCACCGGTGCATCAAACGATAAACCATTGTGCATAATAAATTTATCTACACCTTTGGCCCAGTTTTTAAAACCATACATATTACCTGAGTCCCATACAGTGATAACATTGGTATCTATATCTTTTACTACAATGCAATGTATTTTAGAAGGATTAAATCCATCTGTTTCAATATCAAGTATTACGTTCATTCTTCTCTGACCATTCTTTATAACCTTCTATCCAAAGTTGTTTATCTTCTTCTTCTCCTTTATGTCCCCAATAAACTAAATGAAAAGCTCCACAGTTAGGACAAGATAGATTCGTAACTATAGCATGCTCCTCATCATCTTCACAGTCGTGGTCACCACCCCATATTAATTCTGTTCCACAATTATAACACTTCATTTTATTCTACTCTCTCTATAAGAACTCTTACATTTGGACTATACCAATTATAAGTTTCTTTCAGCCAAGCACGTTTCTCTCGTGCCTCTTCCAGTGTGTATGTGCCTTCTAGCTCTACTGTTCGTTTTACCTCAGGACTTTTATCTTTGTATATTAATTTAAATAACATTTACATTACTCCTTGTGCTTGATTAAATTCATCCTCGAAAGGATTATCTATTTGTGACATTCTACCAGATTTTTTATCATAATGCAAGTACGTACATACTCCTGTCTCTCCAGTGTATCTATTTTTAAGAATACGAACAGTCGTTGTGTTTGCAGTTACCTCATCATCAGCTTGTTGATTTCTTTCCAAAGCAATAATACAATCAGATAAATGTGCAATGCTAGCACTACCTCTTAGATGAGATAGAGTAACTTCTTTTCCATTCTCGTGACCCATATCACCTGAAGGCCTACGAAGATGTGATACTAATAGTAAACCAACTCCAGTTTCCTCAACTAAAGAACGCAACTTAGTCATAAGTATATCAATAGATTTTCTTTCGTCTCCTTCTTCTTGGCCACTAACTAAGATAGATAGGTGGTCAATAAAAACCCATTTACAATCCATGCTTGATATCATAAATCTAACTGTGGCTAGTATCTCATCATTTCCTAAAGAACCAAAATGGTCAAACACTATAAATCTACCTTTACCTTTTTCTAATCCTATAGTATCTTCTTGCCATTTCAATAATTGTTCTTGAGAAAACTTTTCTCTTATTTCTTTTATGTATAATCTTTGATTGGCCTCCACTGACATAATGTTAAACGCAGTGTTCCTTGTGCTTTCTTCTAAGGCTAGTACTCCTACTTTATCTTTTGAGTTTTTAAAAATGTGATGCATTAACTCTCTCATCACAGAGGACTTACCCATACCAGCACCAGAGGTAAACGTAACCAACTCCCCTGTCCTCATGCCATAAGTTTTATCATTCATTTTACTCCAAGGATAAGGTATTGTTTCACAATACTCCTCATCCCATAACGATAAACCTAAATCAGATAAGTTTATAATACCAGCCGGTGTATATGGCTTGGCATTCCACCACTCATTTACAAATTCATTTGACTTACCCATCTTATGATATTCATTTGGGTCTTTGTATTCTAAATTTACAATCTTACATTTGTTAGGCTCAAACAATCTAGCAACTTTTTGTGAGGCCTCAATACCAGGTTTATCATTATCAAAACATATAACTACATTTTCAAAACTATTTAAGTATCTTAAATGTTGTTTACAGTTTTGCACTGCACTTTGAACTCCATTTTTAATTGATACTACTGCCCACTTGCTGCCCAACATTTCGTAAGTAGACATGGCATCTATCTCACCCTCAGTGATAGTAATATACTTACCACCTGACTTAAATAAATTTTGGCCAAACAGTAAGGCATCTCCTATGTCACCTTGTGACCATATTTTTTTACCTTCAACCTGACGAATCTTCGTGGCTACATGGCTACTATCAGCATTAAAATATTCATAGTAATGATGACTAACTATTGAGCCATTAGTTTTTATTTTTGTCTTGTATTTTTTAGCTGTTCTTTCTGATATTCTTCTATCAGGTATAGCTTTATACTCACCACTTACACTGGTGTTTTCTTGTATGTTAATTACTTTGCTCTCCATTTTTGCCTCTCCTATATTATTAAATCTTTTGTTACAAGAGAAGCAGAAGGCATGCCCATCAGCATGAATATTATATCCTCTACTTGATTCACCACAAGGGCATTCTCCTCTGCTTATCCACTTGCTTTCCATTACATCATACCTACTGCATTAGTTAAACCTATGACAGTGTATATGACTGTGTACCATAATAAAAATTCTAACAATTTACATTCCTTTCTTTTATTTATTTATTTAAAAGTATAATAAAACATCATAATTAAAACATATAAAATCCATAAAGAAGTTAATAAAATAAATATATTAATTATTATATTAATTATTATATTAAAATAATTATATATTATACCTATGTATTTTTTTATGTCAATCAAAATCTTCTAGCTTTGCTTTATAAACTTTCTCTGCTGAAAAAATATCAAGATTTATGCTATTTTTACAATCGTTTTCTGCATATCTCTTGGCCTCTTCATTAGAGCAACCCTCTCTCTTGTACTCCTTAAATAATTTTCGATACATTCTCTTTGCATCTTTATCCCAAAGATTACTCATATTCAACTCCTAATAATTATAAATTAAAAAAAATAAACTAATTAACAATAGAGCCGGAAAGATGTTATTAACCCACAAGTTTTTAGGCTTTGTTGTTTTCTTAAACCATTTACCGGTGGCCTTTAATCTTCTTTCTCTTGCTCTATCCATCTTTTAAATGTTCCGCATCAGGCATTTCAGCATCTCCTAACCATACTCCATCTGAAGAATTAGTTACTTGTTCTCCATTATCTTTTTCAATTCCTAATGCTCTTCTTAATTTATAATTCTCTTCGTTTAATTGTTTAATTCTTGCGTAAGAGTTTCTTAATTGTTCTTGTAAATCTCTTACATTTTTTTCTAACATTTGTATTACCACTGGGTCGTACATTTTGCCTCCTATCTAGCTAAAATATATGCTATTAAAACTATGAACATTCCTAAAACTATACCTCCTAAAAGGTAATATAACATAAATACTTCACACATTAATTTATACCTTCTATTGTTACACCTTGTTCAAGAGCAATGCTCACATTAACTCCCCAAGATTTTAAAGTATCCATTGCCTCTTCTTTTGTTTCAAATTTTAATAGCTTGTTATCATCATCAACCAACTGGTCGACTGGAAAGTGTTCAGTCCAAGGACAATCTTTTAAAAATTTATTGGACTTAAATAAATGGTGTGATATCACATACATTTTTATCTCTCTTTCTGTTATACTTCTTTTTGCTTTTGACAATCCTCTGCCTATATCTTGTGTCAAGTAAATTTTTTGCCACAATATTTGGTATTCTTACTATAGGTTTTATTTTTGTCATACAAGTATCTACGTTCATTATATCATATATAGTTATACTTTGCAATACTAATCCTCTTTATCTTTTTCGTCTTTGTTTTCTAATTTATCTAGTAATTTTCTACCTTGCACTATTGCTCTTTTTTCTGCAAAGGATATTACTTTTTTCTCTCCGGATAATGCTCCTATCTTTAGTGGTTTAGTGTCCTCCACGAGCTTTAAATCCGGTTTAAATGATATCTCTTCTCCAAAGAAGTAATCCTCTAGTTCATGAAATCCTCCTATGTGTAGAAAGATTTGTGGTACAGTTTTATGGCCGGCATTTTTAAATCTCCTAACCTTCTCCGCTGTATCTAATACTCTCTCTTCGTATACTTCTCCGGCCTCATCTAATAAAGACTTTGCCTCTGCACAATATATGCAGTTCTTTTGTGTGTATATAATATATTTAATCATCTTCATTCTCCTCTATACTTGTTACAT